CAAATCGTTCTTCAAACGGAACTTTTACGGAATATATTACAATAAACACAGCAAATACAACTTTATATATTCAGGGTGAAAATTCTTTTACTGGCTCAATAAGTGACATATCTATTAAAGAAGTCGGACAAGATTGGAGAGTTGGAGATGGTTGGACTGTTGAAGAAAATAAAGCAGTGGCATCTCCAGCAGTTGGTTATCTTTATCAAGATAATGTATATGACCAAAATTCGGTCAAATATTACAAATTAATTTACACTATTACAGTTGATAGTGGTGCGTTTTCCGTTTTTATTAATGGTAAAACTGGCTCACAATTTTTTGGAGATGAAACAGAAAGCGGAACTTACACTCATTATTTTACAACCACTGGTAATTCGGCTACGGCAGATGGAAGGCTTTATTTTTCTGATTTACACGATTTTGATGGTTCAATAACAAACATAATAGTCCAACAACTTGACCCGAATGGATATTGGGCTTTAAACTCAAATTGGTCTATTGGTGGTGAGGGCGCAATAGCAGATGGAACAAGCAGTGCGGCAATATTTCAAAGCAATGTTGTAGAGGATAATAAAACATACTCAGTATCTTATAAACTAACAGATTTTACACAAGGAACTTTACACGCTAACCTTAGTGGAACGTCAGGTGTTTCAAGATTAACTTCAAATGATTATACTGAATTAATTAAGGCAGGCACTTCACCTTCTGGAAGATTAGACTTTACGGGGACGGGAAACTTTAATGTTACTCTTGACAACGTTTCGGTAAGACTAAAAAATACTGGAGCAGTAACACTAACGCTAACTAACCAACTAACAGAAAAAGTAACTACAGTAAATTTAACTCCACTTTTGTCAAATGGTCGCTATACAGAATTTTCCTACCAGCCCACAGGCTTAATTGAGGGAATGTATTTGATAAAATTTACAGGTGATTCCACTACCTACGCAGAAACTCTTGCGTATATTACGACAGGAACACCGCCACTAGGAGAAAGCGAATACAAAGAATACACTACAGGGGACGATAACCCTGACTACGTTTACATACCATAATGAAACAAAATCTCTCGGTACTAAATTACCAAAGCACGAATACGCCTCACTTTACTGAGTCGAACAATAAGAAGTATATTGAAATGGGGGCAGACAACCACTACCCTCATTACCTAGAGTCTTTATTCGCCTCTAGCTCTATAAACGGAGCAGTAGTAAAAGGCTGCGCAGAAATGATTTATGGAGACGGCTTAGACTCTGTAGATAAGGATTCGCAAATAGAGCAATGGTTAAAAGTAAAACAAATATTTGGAAGTGGAGATTGCTTACGCAGAGCGACTTTTGATTTAAAGCTATACGGTCAATGCTATCTAAATATTATTTGGAGTCAAGACCGTTCTACTATTTCAGAGGTACACCATATTCCTGCTTCTACAATTCGATGTGGAGTGCCTGACGATGAGGATAAATTTCCTTTATACTACCACTCTGTAGATTGGTATTCAAATAAAGAACCGCAGCCTATACCAGCCTTTAACGTAGCGGATAGAACGGCAGCGAGCCAACTACTTCATATTAAACTTTACAGCCCACTAAGCTACGCATACGGACTCCCAGACTACTTGAGTTCTACACCTTACATACAAGTAGACTGCGACTTAGCTGCGTATCACCAGTCAAATATAACTAACGGGCTGTTTCCTAGCTGTATGATTAACTTCGCAGACGGAGTTCCTACAGAGCAAGAGAGAGCAGAGCTAGAAAGACTTATCTATAACAAGTTTGGAGGAGCTACTAACGCAGGAAAGATTCTAATGACTTTTTCTGACAGTAAAGAAAACGCCCCTACAATAGAGCCTTTAAATTTATCGGAGGCTCATAAGACTTACGACTTCCTTTCTAGGGAGGTACAAACAAAAATACTTTCGGGTCACAGAATAACGACTCCTTTGTTATTTGGAATACGTACCGAAGGTGGAGGATTTGGTTCTAACGCTGACGAAATGAAAGACGGTTACGACTTGTTTTTCCGTACTGTAATTAAACCTATGCAGGAGTTATTTTTAGATGGGTTACGACCTATACTAGCAGCAAGCTCTATAACAATTCCTTTACACTTTAAGAAACTTGTACCTGCTAATTTCCTAGAAGAAAGCGAAGAAAAGGAGGAGGTTAGACCTATGATGTTTTCTGAAGATACAAAGAAGATTTCTTTAGAAGATTCAGAGGCTTGGCTTATGCACCTTTCAGACAAAGCTACTACCATGAAAGAAGGGTGGCAACTGTGGAGAACGGAGGTAGCAGAAGATACTGAGCAAGATAAATGGTTTCACTCGTTTAAGAAGATGCACCGAGCTTTTGATTCTCAAGACTATGTAAACTACGAAGAAAATACCTCTGACTTTGTAAATTATGGTGACAGGAATGATTTAGGCTACGATGTAATTAGCCCTAAAGGATATTTATTTGCAGTTCGTTATAGCTATATGGAGAACGCTAAAACACCACCTGAAAACCCTAACTACAAGAGCAGAGACTTTTGTGAAGCTATGATGGATTTATCTAACGGTGGTGCTATGTATAGATATGAGGATATAGTCCAAATGGGTGAAGACGGAGTAAACGACCAATTTGCACCTGCGGGGCAATCAAAGTACGATATTCTAAAGTATAAAGGCGGTTGCTTCTGTCGCCATGCCTTTCAGAGAAATATCTTTATATACGCTCCAGACGGAGAGATAGCAGAATTTAGCGAGGAACAGAACGTAGAGATTCAAGGCGACTTCGATGCGGTTATGAATAGGGTAGGCGACAACCCTTACGTAGTAAACGAGGGGTACGAAACCATAGCTCCGATAGATATGCCAAACAGAGGCTCACTTAAATACCCTAACCCAGTAAACTAATGGCAACTACATTATACATTTCAGCTAGTAAGCTAAAAAGAGATACAGCTCTAGGTTCAGCAGTAGACGATAACCTGCTAACCCCATACATAAATATCTCTCAAGACAGATGGATTCTCCCAGCTTTAGGAACGGAGTTAGACGAATACCTAAAAACTCAAATTAAAGCAGGTACAGCCTTAACAGGTTCTTACCTTACTTTAGTAAATGAATACATACAACCTGCTCTAGTTCAATTTGCCTTTTGTGAAGTAGCTTATGTAGTGCGCTTACGCTTTTCTAATAACTCAGTAACCGTACCCACTTCAGAACAAGGCTCTCCTGCTAGTATAGGAGATATAAACGAAGTAGTTACTAGGTCAAATGAAATAGCTATGTTTTACAGAGAGCGCATGATTTCTTTTATTAGAAATAATACAGCTACCTTGCCAGAATATAATCAAAACACAGGCTCAGACCTTTCACCATCACAAAGAAACTATTTTGGAGGACTCAACTTATACCCGAAAATCACAAACGACAACCAAATCAAAGCCCTTGCAAGTGCGCTCGGAATTAAATATTTTAACGCTTAAAAACCATGCTCGACTTAGAGCATACATAGAAAAATGTCCACAAAATTAACAGACTTAACCGCATTAGGCACTACACCAGCCGCAGGAGATTTATTAACCTTAGTCGATGTAGATGACACTACAGGAGGAGCAGAAGGGACAAGTAAAAAAGTTACCTATGCAAATTTAGGAATAGGAGCAGGAGGTGATGACCATTTTATTTTAGCTGGAGGTGGGTATATTTCAACCGTAAATGAAATGGCGGTTGGTTGGTTATCTACTGGAGATTCAAATGTTTTTAATTATATTACAACTGTATTAATTCCGATAGATTGTAGGGTTGTAAATGTAATTACACAAAGTCAAAATAGTGGAGGAAGTACAGATATTAGTGTTTATAAACCAACTTCATACAATCAACTTGTTAGTTCAGCGACTGCTCTTGGCACAGTAAATCAAGCAGCACATAATACTGGTGTTGTTTACACTTCTACATTTAATTCGGCTACATATAATTTTGCTGCTGGAGATAGAATGGGTATTACCGTAGATAGTACATCTAATCTTTTGGGACTAAGTTTAACAGTATTATTAAAGAAAATATAATGAAAGACTGGCAAAAACCACAAGAACTTGTAGACTTTACGACTACTGAAGAACAAGACCAAATTACAACGGAAGAAATGTTGTCCGATGTATTAGGTAAAATTATTAAAAGACTCAACGAACTTGAAGCAAGGATTGTAGCATTAGAACCTAAAAAGAAATAATGGAACTAATAGCAGTAGCAGCGACAGCCTTTACAGGTATACTCGGTACGTGGATTAAAATGACTAACGATGTCACTAAAATTAAGGCTCGTATATTTTCACTTGAAAAACAAGAGGGAGAAGTTAAAACGCTCTTAAAAGAACTGTGTGAAGGTATGCAGGATATTAAATTGCTCTTAGCAGAAAAAGGAATAAAGTAATGTACGGAGAAGACTTTGAAGACATATTATACGACTTGCAAGACGACCTATTTGACGCAGGATATATGCCTAGAGATTGGGATGTAATTAAAGGTTACGATGGTGGTCAAGATACTGTAGGACATTTAATAATTAACCACCATGGAGAACAAACCTCACCTGCTTGGATTTTATTTACTTCGTCTGAAATGCAAGAAATAGAGAATATGGTTAAACGGTATAGTCAATTAGAATTTAGGTATTTACTAGAAGATAATTTAGGCAACTTAGATTTATACGTTGCGTTTAGAGGTTATTACGATTAGATGAGAGAGATAAACCGAGTCATATTACATTGTACAGCAACTAAAGAAGGTCAAGACATTTCGCTGGAAACAATAAGAGGTTGGCACGTAGTAGGAAACGGTTGGCAGGATATTGGCTACCACTACGTAATTCTACTCAATGGAGACATAGCTTTAGGACGTAACCTATTTACGCAGGGAAGCCATACAAGAGGAGAAAACGAAGACAGCATAGGAGTAGCCTACGTAGGAGGATTAGACGAAAAAGGAAAGCCAAAAGACACCATGTCTCTATACCAAGATATTGCGTTCATGCGGTTGTTTGAGTCTTTAAGCGTTACATTTGGCAAACTAGACCTGCATGGTCACAACGAATTTTCTAACAAAGCTTGTCCGTCTTTTGATGTTCAAAGCAAATATAAATTTTTAATAAAAGAATAACATGGAATTTTTAACAGCTAATTGGGTAGAGATTGCTTTAGCCCTTGTAACATTTCTAGGTACTTACACAGCCTTAACTGAAACTACGAAAGACGATAAGATTATCAATATCTTAAAACGAGTTTTACAAGCAGTAGTATTTGGTAAGAGCAGAAGAAAGTAATAACATTTTAACGAGAGTACATAGTGATTGTAGTTATTCATAGTTCTTCACTCGTTAAATTAGAAGGGGCAGCTTTAGGGTTGCCCTTTTTTTATGCCCTGTAATTAGGTTGCGGTAAAAAAGGTGGTATTTACGGGGTTTGCGGGGTTGCTTGGTTTTACTGGGATTAGGGTATTTTACGGGAAACGTACGGGTTTACGGGAAACGTACGTAAAACGTGCGTGTTCACTTCTGGTTATGCTATTAGGTGAGTGTGTTCACTAATTAGACAAACTTGTACAGCTTGTATACAAGTAAATACAAGTAAGGGTAATTAGGTTTATTAGATTAAATACCCTATATTTGCGTTAAACAAACAATTAACACAATGAAAAACACAAAAAAAATTAAAGTAGGTGACAGCGTAGACTGGAAACTATCAATGCACGAAAGTTTTATTTTCCAACGAGCTACGGTAGTAAAAATTTTAAAAAATGGAAAAGCAAAAATTCAATTTCGCAACAGATGGGGTGAGGGTGACATTTGCTTTGAAAGCGTAAAGATGGAATCGTTAATTAAATAATCAAACATCACAATGAAAAAAACTGCAATAAGTGCTACTATGTCTCAAATGATGGCAAGCGTAGTAGAAATGAGTGACCAATGCTACGCTATTTTCCATGAGCATGGAGGTTATAATTATAACGATGAGATGCTTTACCAGCTACAAGGTTTAAGAGAATCTATTGGGGAATGTCTTAACGAAGAAGATTGGAAAAACATGAAAGACGAAGCCACTACAACTCTTATATGGTTTAAGCATATTGAAAATATACGAAGACTAGAGGATAGCATACCTGAATCACTATACTGCTAATACCATGAAATATACAAATCTTTTTATTGTTATCAATTTACGGACTTTAAACACCGTAAAAATAGCAGGGGGTAAGACAGCTAAGTTCCGAAGCAAGGAGCAAGCTGAAGACGAAGCTAATAAAAGGTACTTAAAAGGACAGTTAGAAATATGGTCTGTAGTACCTGTTAAATTTAATCACGACTACATACAGCACGTAGCACCTTTAACTCACTAACATGATGCCATACTCAGATTGCTGCGGAGCAGAAACTACCGAAACCGAAATGGGTATATGCCCTCAATGTTTAGAGCATTGCGAATTTAACGAAGACGAAGAGTAAATGAAAACAACATACCCAGAAGAACCAATCAAAGACTATAACGAGTGGAGGCGTTGGATAAGTCAGCAGGTTTTAGACGCTGACGAAAAGAGGGTAATAGAACAATTTAAACAATCAATAATTAAAGCAAGAACAAAATGAGTGAAAGTAACAGAGAGTATTTTGGAGCAGAGTACATTGTAACTAGAGGGGAAGGGTTAGATTTAAGTGGAGGTGTACTAACTTCTGCTGGTCTTACAGATGTAGATTTAGCTAAAACCTATAATAAAAAAGTCACAGCTAGAGTAGATGGAAATTTTGTGGGGTGGGCTAGTGAAGTAGGATTTATAAACTACTACTGTAATAAAGGAAAGCATTTAAAAAAAGTAGAAGACGTAACCTACTGGGGTAACGCAGGGTGTAGGTATCACCAAATGATGCAGCATTGTTTACAGGGTGCTGACGTAGAAGAGCTGTTAAACTCTAAGAGAAATAACGAGGTCTTTAAAACTAAAAAAGATAAAGAAAGATATTTAGGAACTTATTTTGGTCACGAACTACCAAAGTCAGGTAGACCTATACAAATTCAATGCAAATCTTTATACGATAAACAAGGAAATTCACTTTATAAATAAACAATATGAGTAACTTAAAAACAGTAGCATCTATACAGGGTGCAGGAACTTACGAAAGTCCACATGGCTTACTTTACAAATTTGACTACACCTTTGAAGATGAGACTACAATAGGTGCAAATCATAAAACAACGACACCACCGTTTAAAGTAGGTGACGAAGTTGAGGTAATTGTAAGAGGTACAAACGGTAATTTTACATGGGGTCAAGTTAAACGACCTGAGAATTTACAATTTAATAATTCTAGCAGTAAAGCAAAGCCAACTAACAAAGACGAGACTACTAGAAGAATAGAAGCGTCTTGGGCTATAAATGCAGCAATAAGCTCTCTAGGCATTTTAAAGGGTGATAAAGACACTTACTTAAACAAGGTGGAGGCTATGGGTCGGGAACTTCTTTTAAGACGCGACAGCATAGTTAAAACGCCTTACAACGAGCCTGTGGCTTCTTCCTCTACTCGATGGAGTGACGAAGACATGAATAGAGCAGAGTCGGTTGCGGAGGTAGAGCTACCAGAACCAAGTGCTAACTCCCTACCTTTTTAACCATGAATAAAGACACACTTACTATAACACCAACAGCAGGAAATAAATACACAGACTCAAATTTGGCTGACATAACAATAGAAGTACATCTTAACGCAGAGTATTCGGATATTGAAGATTTTTTAAAAGTATGCTGTAGTGAAAAAAAAACAAGGATGAGCCACTTAACTAAATTAATTCAGAAAAGAATAAAATGAGTAAAATGTCAGAACAAGCTGTAAAAGCACAGGAAGAAAATAACTACATTTATGAAACAGATTATATGCCTGTTACAAATGCAGAGATAAAGTGGGCTATAGAAAACGCTATAAACTCTGTAGGGAGTTTAGACTTCGAGCCTACGGAGGCGTACTTCAACAGGGTAAAGCGTTATGCAAAAGAGATATTATTAACTTTAAAAGAACTAAGCAATGAGGTCAATGGGAGCGTTCATTAAGATACATTTTGGAACACACGAAAGGTTAAACGATGCGTTAGGATTAAGTAAGAATACTGTAAATAGATGGTATAACTCTAACCCTAAACGATTCTATATGTACCTACCGCAACTCCAGAAGTGGAGTAACGAGACTACGGAAAATATACTTGAAATGATTAATCAAAGATGTGATGACGTGCAAGCTATTAAGGATGTTAAGTGAACCGTCTTCTACACCCAATAAGATTACTACAGTAGTTATTATAGTTATAGGGACTTTCCTTTTATTAGGGCTTATACAACGGCTTTATGGGTAGAAACTTCAAAGGGGTATGGATTCCAGCAGACTTGTATTTAGATACAAACTTAACTTGGACGCAGAAGATTATTCTACTGGAGGTAGATTCCTTTTCTAAGAATAATTTAGACTGCTTTGTAAGCAACGAACATTTATCAGAATTAATAGGAATTTCTGAGAGTGGAATAGAAAAGGCTATACGTAGTTTAGTAGATAGTAAAAGGCTAGAAAGAAAGCGTACCGTTATTAACGGAGCTAACCGCAGGCTAATGAGGTTGCCTACCTCACTCAAGTGTGGGAGCATACCTCACTCTACTGAGGGTACTGACCTCACTCAGGTGAGGACTACTATAACCAATAACTTTAACCAACTACCTAAACCAATGAAAGGGCGACCTAAAAATTTTGATGAGGTTTTAGATTACTTTAAAGATTTAGGAATGTTATTGGACGAAGCACAAAAATTCGTAGATTGGTACGACTCAGTTGGGTGGAAAGTCAAAGGCGGTAATTCAATTAAAGACTGGAAAGCTTGCGCTCGACAATGGAAACGCAGAAATAAACAAAACACGCATGGAAAAAAAGGATTTAATACAAACAACTTCACACCTGAAGCCCTTAACGATTTCGTTAATAACGGATAACAAAACCTTAGTCAAACCGACAGAGGCATGGGAGTCGGGAACGAATATACAGACAGCCGTAAAGCACAACCCACAAATTATAAGGGGCTGGATTATGGCAGAGGTAGGTAGGCTTATAAAAGAAGTGGACGCAAATAAAACTCTCTCTACAGACGAAGAGATACAATTCTGTTGTAGGAGTATTTTAGAAGAACACCCCACTTTAAAGCTAGAAGAGATACGGGTTTGTTTCGTTATGATTAGACAAGGGAAATTTGGTAAACTATTTGAAAGGCTAAAAACAGCAGAGATTTTAGATTGCTTGAGAAAGTACGAAGGTGAAGTACGAACCGAAGTAATGGAGACTTTACATAAAAAACGTAAGTCAGAAACGTTTAAGCCTATAGAACGCTCAAAGGATTACAAGCCTTTAGGAGAATTTTTAAAGGACGTACTCAACGAGCCTACACCCGATAGAAGTTTCGATAGGTTAGGGACTAGATTAAAAAATAAAAATAAGTCGCATAACGAAGAGAAGTAACCTATCTTTACGCTATTCATAGTATCGGTTGTTCTTTCGGTATTGTGGATAAGTGTGTGCGTTTGTTTAAAGGGAGGGGCATTAGCCTCTCTTTTTTTTTCTTATATTTCGCTGTGCGAAAGCGAGAGAAAAAGAAACTAGACGATGCCCTAAGCAAGTACGTGCGTAAGAGCAACGCAGATGAAAACGGCTTTATAAACTGTTTTACTTGTGGTGCGAAAAAGGACTGGAAGTATGAAACCGATTGCGGTCACTTTCAAAGCAGGTCAAAGATGAGTACAAGATTTCTTTACGAACCTGAACATGGTATGGTTAATGTCATGCCCCAATGTAAGAGGTGTAATATGAGAGGGGGAGAACAGTATCTTTTTAGTAAACGCTTGGACGAAGTGTTTGGAAAAGGTACAGCCGAAAAGATTGAAATTATGAGCAATAAAACACGCAAGTTTTCTACACAAGAAATGATAGAATTGAGAGAACACTTTACGCGAAAATTTAATGAGCTGCCTTAACAAATTCTTTAAGGAGAACTACGACGAACTGTTAAAAGTTTCAAACCGTTACGTTGGAGGATATGGGGGCGACTTACTTCACGATTTAGCTGTATACTATTTAGAAGAACCCAGACCACTTTTGGAGAAGATGTGTGAAGACGGAGATTTAATGAAATACATATGCAGAACAATGGCTATATGTGGTTTCAGCAGCACAACCAGATTCTACTACAAATATAAAAAACATAGCGAGAAATTAGTAAACTACCCTCCGTCTCTATTGAGAGCTGTTGATGAAGATGTTGATAACGAATACGATACAACGGAGACTATTAAATATATTAACACTATATTGCAAGACATGGATTGGTTCAATGCAGAGATTTTCCGCATATACTATCTTCATAGTCACTCATTAAAATCATTATCTAATGCCACAGGTATCTCAAAAAGCACCCTCTACAACGCCCTCAAAAAAGCCCAAGAAGAAGTCAAAGAAAAAGTCAAAGGGTATAGGGGACTCGATAGAGAAGATAACTGAAGCTACAGGAATAAAGAAAGTAGTCGAAACAGTTTTAGGAGAAGACTGTGGATGTAGCAAACGTAAGGAGTGGTTAAATAAACGCTTTCCTTATGCGAAACCTATGAACGAAGGGGACAAGAAGATTTTTGAAGACACCCTAAAACCTGCTATGTCACGCAACCGTCTATACGATGGAGAAATGCAATTAGTAGTGGACGTATACGAAAGGGTATTTTCACAACGTAAGAAGAAAACACGATGCGGTTCTTGTATGCTCGGTTACATGAAGCAAATAGAAAAAGCATACGAAGCCTCATGTAATGAGTAAGTTGTGCTTCCCTGTAGTATTTGACAGATTCTCTAGGCGCAAAGACAGAACAGCGTCAATAACATTTATAACTCAAGAGAAGACAAGTCAAGAGATTATGAATATAGATTCAGCACTTGACCAATTTGGTATTCTTTATTTCAGAGGGGAAGAGAAAATGAACGCAGACGAAATAGAGGAGCTGGATAACATAGACCTAGATTTATATGACGAACCAAAATCACAGTCACAAAGGTTAAGGGCTGTACTATTCGTCCTATGGAAACAAGAGGGGGAAAAGGGAGACTTTAAGAAATTTTACAAGCAAAAGACAGAAGAAATAATACAACACTTTAAAAACAAACTAGAAGATGAGTAAACAAACACACACAAGCAGGTTACTAGATTACCTACGTACCCACAGTACAATAACTTCACTAGAAGCAATACGAGATTTAGGTAACACCAGACTCTCAGCTTCTATATTTAACCTCAAAGAAGAAGGGTACTACTTCGAGACTAAAACAGTAGAAGTACCTAATAGGTTTGGCTCAACTACTAAAGTAGCTGAATACAAACTTATGGAGAATAATAACGGAAACCAACTAAGTCTATTAGACGCGATTTAGTAGAAAACCGACTGATAATATCAGTCAAATTCAGTCAAATGGCATATAAAAAAGGAGAGTCAGGAAACCTTAAAGGGAAACCAAAAGGAATAAAAAATAAAACTACAGAAGCAGCTAGAAATTTACTGCTTAAACTTCTGGACGGACAGATACAATACGTAGAAAACGAATTTGATTTACTACGTGAGTCTAATGGAAAGGAGTACCTAAAAATACTAGCTACATATTTACCGTACATTATACCTAAACAGACAGAGACTCAGATAACGGTAAACGAACCTAGAACTGAGCCTAGTTGGTTTGCAGACGTATTAGAACGTGAAGACCAAAAGGACTCGATAGATGGATAGTATAGAAGAGGTAGAATTTACCGAGCAAAAGGAATACAATGTACTTCAGCTTACAGGGTTAAAAGATGCTCTTTTAGGTATAAGCCATGAAGCTAAACCTAGAGCAATTTACAGCCTATCTAAAATCATAGCTCAGATTATGGAGGAAAACGATATAGATAGAAACGAAGCTTTTAAAACGTTTGAGTTAGAGGTAAGGCTTCCACTCCTAGAAACAGAGAACTCCCCAATATATTTAAACGACCTATGATACAAGGATTTTGTTTTGGGGTGGTGTTTATACTATGTACTGCTGACTTAATTTATAAGATTAAAGAGTACGACATGATAGATAGTAACAACGCTATTTGTGTAGCCTTTTCTTTATTTGGAGTTATAGCTTCGTTATGGTAAATGCTCCCACAGCCTAAAACATACTACGACCTCAAAGCCTGTAAGAAGAGGGTAGCAATTTTTCAAGGGGGAACTCGTAGTGGGAAAACGTACTCTATTATTTTACTGCTTATAGAGTGGTGCTTAAACAATAGCAATTCAGGTTATACGATTACAGTAGTACGTAAGTCGTTTCCAAGCCTCAGAGCTTCTGTTCTTAGAGATTTCATATACATACTCAAATCAGAGAATTGGTATAGCGAGAAGTATCACAACAAGACAGAGAACACCTACGACCTATGGGGTACAAGATGGGAGTTTATTTCAATAGACCAGCCCTCTAAAATACGTGGAGCTAAAAGAGAGATTTGTTTTATAAACGAGTGCAATGAATTAACGCTGGAGGACTTCAGACAATTAATACTGAGAACTTCTATACGTATGATTTTAGACTACAACCCTTCAGACGAATACCATTGGATTTACGATGAGGTTATACCTAGAGAAGACTCAAATTTCTATAGGAGTACTTACAGAGACAACCCCTTCTTAGGAGATGAAACGATTAAGGAGATTGAACGGCTCAAGGAAACGGACGAAAACTACTGGAGAGTTTACGGGCTAGGAATAAGGGGTAAAAGTAGAGAGACTATATTTCAAACTGAGATTTATACTGAGCTACCAGAACACGCAAAGCTCGTAGCCTATGGATTAGACTTTGGTTTCAGTAATGACCCTACGGCTTTAGCTAAAGTATACCTGCACGATAATGAGATTTACATAGAAGAAATGATTTATCAAGGAGGTCTAACCAATAGCGACATAGCAGAGAGATTAACAGATTATGGAGTAACTAGGCATGACGAGATAATAGCTGACTCCGCAGAGCCTAAAAGTATAGAGACTATACACAGGCTACACTTTAATATAAAACCCTCTAAGAAAGGAGCTGACAGCATAAGGGTAGGAATAGATACTATGCGTAGGCACAAGCTATTTATTAAAGATGACAGCCTAAACGCTCAAAAGGAGTTTAGAAACTACAAATGGAAAACAGACAAAAACGGGAAGATGTTAGCTACCCCTGTAGACGCATACAACCATTTAATAGATGCGGTGCGCTACGTTTGTTTAAATAAGATTTTAAGGAAAACAGGAAAATACTATGTATCGTGAATAAGAAAAAAACCCTATACGTACCTGAAGGCTACCAAGATGTAAGCGTAAGGCAGTACAAGAATATGCTCAAGCTATTCGATAAGAAACTACCAGAAAAGGAACTTTCTTTATTAGTCGTTTCTGCTCTCTGTGATATTAGTAAAGAAGATTTAGAGAACGCAGAATGGGAGGGCGTAAATAAAGTAATGAATATGGTAAGCTGGATAACGCAAGAGCCAGATACCAGCCCTAAGAAAAACCCTTTGATTCGGGAGTTCACTTTGAAAGGAGTAGAGTACGGATTCATACCGAATTGGACTAAGCTAACTTTAGGAGAGTTCGCAGACCTAGAAACATACACAGGCTTAGGAGCGTATGATAAATTAGAAAGCATACTCTCAGTTCTATACAGACCGATAATAAAAAGGAGTGTAGACAGCTATACGATAGAACCCTATAACCCAAACCATGAAAAACAGCAAGCTATGTTAGAATGCAAAATGGATGTTGCGGTTTCTGCAATGGTTTTTTTTTATCGTATCGGGACGATATTAGCGAAAGATTCGCGACACTCTTTGAAACCGTAGAGAAGTCAAACCAAAGTAAAATACACAGCAAATGGGGTTGGTACAATATTATGTATGAGTTAGCGGATGGTGACCTTACTAAAATGGAAACGGTAACTCTTATATATATAGAGGAAGCCTTAACCTTTTTAGCTTATGAGAAAGACATACAAACCTCTAAAAATCTTAATGTAAATGGACACCGTAGTTGATATTAATAACGTCTTCAAAGAAATTGTAACGAAGCACCTTCAGTTACAAAAGTTCTATACGTTTAGTTTAGACGAAATAGACATAGATAAAATTACCGTAGACCTATTTCCACTTCTGTACGCACAATGTACAGGGGCTTCTATTGACGGAGGTGTAACTGTATTTACCTATGAGGTAATAGTAGCTGACCTAGTAATAGAAAAGCAGTCAGATTTACTTACGCAAGTGTATGCTGAAACGCTGTTAATTATGCAGGACGTAATAGCTCAGTTCGTTCTGAGTATGAACAGCCAATCTATTTTAGATAATGACACCCAGCATTGGGGCTTCACTACACCCATTTCATGCGACCCTTTTACAGCTAGGTTTTCTAACCTTCTAACAGGTTGGCAGACCTCTTTTGAGATACGAGTACCTAACGCTATAAACCTCTGCATTGCGCCTTATACGTCTTAACATAGAAATAGCAGGGGTAAACTACTTTCTACCCTTAAATGAGTTTACAGACATTCTTAACGACTTCGGTAAGGAGGTGGTCAAACGAGCGCAAAAGAATTTAGATAGGAAAAAGAAAAATGCTTCAGGAAACTTGAGGGAGTCTTTAGCCTATTCCGTTACCGTAGATGACAATGAGTTCTCAATGACTTTCGATGCCCCTAACGCCCCTTACTGGGAGTATGTGAACTACGGGGTTAAAGGAAAGATAAGTGACGCTCTGGCACCCCTTTCTCCATTTAAGTTTGGAACGGGAAATACAAACGGAGGATTAACGAAAGGCATACGAGAGTGGATAAATACCAAACCTATTAAGCAATGGAAAAGCCTAACTTCTGGAAGGTTTCTATCTTACGACCAAATGACTAGTTTAATAAGTCGTAAAGTTTATCTATATGGTATAGCCAACTCAGACTTCTATACAGATGCTTTTGTCAGAACCTTAAAAAAATACAGACCAAAATTGGAGGAGGCGTATGTTGAAGATTATGGAGAGTTTTTAGATAAGGAGTTTTCCAAAACAATAAATATTGAAATAGTTTTATAATGGCATACACAGTAGACCAAAGTTCAGGACAAGGAGTTCAAGGAGTAGCAGACGATATTTACTACCAAGTAAGAGACACTACTAACTTTGCTGCTCCAAAATACAGGTATCTAGTTAGACTAACGATAGACTCAGTAGTGATAGGTACGTTTAAGCAACTGCCTAATAGTGCGAACTGTGCAGTATTTAGAATACAGGATATTATCTCTGACTATGTACAGCAAGACGAAACCATACTAAGGCTAGGATTATATGATGCAGACGATTCAGTAGATTATACTAAAATATTTGGTCTAAATAAAAAAGCTATAGAAACTGTTTCAGTAGAGTTTGGGTACGAAAAAGCTCTTACAGTAAATGACGCTCCAGTACAAACATTTGAGCCTTCACTAAACACTACGCTAAAAGCTATAAACGGAAGTCTTAGACCTTTAACTAAAAACTCTAACGATAGTAATACAGCAGGAGTTTTTGGGCTAACTAGTGCGTCCAATAGGTTTCTTTCTGTAACAACCTCTTCCTTAAACAATAAAATAGAGCAATGGGTTTCTGAAGACCAGTTTGGAGCTTTAGCTTTTCTTAATGGTGACGATGTAGGTAGTGATGAGTGCAACTATATTCACGTATCGTATTTTGATGCAGCAGGAGGAGCTTTAAATGCAGGCTACTTTGAAAACAACCCTACAAACGGAGGTGTAGTTCCAGCAGCAGGGTTATCGGACGAGGCTTCTATTTTATACTTTGGAGCTTTTCCCCTTAACCTAGCGTTTCAACAGATAGCTGTAGACTTACGACCTTTAAACAATTCAGGTTGGGACTATTACGAGGTTCAAGCAGCTTCTAGCACTACGCTTTCAGGGAATGAAGCAAGTATAGTTTATAGGTTTAATAAATTTTGTGATACTAGATACAACCAATCGGATTCCAACATACCGAGTCAATACTTTTTAAGCTGGTGGAACGAAGTAGGCGGCATAGACAACTTAGTTTGTGACGGAGCTTCTAACGTCACACAAAGCATAAAAAGAAGCAGCTTTAGGTCTATGGGGGGTAACGCATTTCAAGCTAGTAATACTGTACCTTATAGCAAAGGCTCTCAAGACGGAGGTATGACAAGTGTAGGAAATTTCACTACTACTTCGATTACTTTAAATACAAGGGAAAATAACCCCACTAACCTAAACAACTTAATTATGTCTCTAGTAAACTCTCCTAGAGTATACCTCTATAGCAACTCATTACAGCAGCCTGGTTTGACTAAGAGTAATACATGGTTAAGGTGTATTGTTAAGGGAGCGCAAATAGGCTATAAAACAGCCGTAAACGATAAGATTTCTAACTACACTATAGAGGTAGAAATAAGCCGTAAAAAGCCAAACGTAAAATGATAGAGATAGTAGCTAACGCTCAGACAGGGGCAGCCGTATTCAGCTTAGATGTGCAGGAAATGCCTGTAGAGTTTAACTACTCTATTCAGGAAATGAGAGATGTTTCTTACGCTCGTTCTCCACACTCGTTACGCTTTGATATGCCTATGACTGATAATAACAATCAGTTTTTCGGACAGTTTTATAACGTAAACTTTGTTAGTGCGAAATTTGATGTAGGGGTAAAAACGAATGTAGAGGTATACGATTCTGGGGTAGTAATTATGATAGGGGTATTACAGCTCCACTCTGTAGACCCTACAGCTAAAAAGTATAGTGCTAGTATAATTTCTGAAGTCGGAGCTTTTTTCGATGCGGTAAAAGACATAAGTTTTAACGAGGTATTTATTGATTCCGATGGTAACGTAGATACGGATTTAGACCACGCTTTAACAGCCGCAAATATTGTAGATAGCTGGGACATAAATAACGATATTACTTCGGGAGCTGTAGGAGACGGTACTATAGTTTACCCACTTTCTGACTGGGGGTTAGGAGGAAACGACCCTCAAGGATATGGATTTTACTATGACTCTGAAGGGGGAGGTATGGGAACAGGGTGGGCTGGAGAGCAGCTCAGAGCGTTTAATTTTAAACCCTCTATTAATGTCTACTATTTAATAAAGCGCATAGCTCAAAAAGCAGGATTCACAATCTCATCTACTTTCTTAGTGGGTGCTGAATTTAGTACCTTGTATATGTTTCTAGCAACTGAGCTAGAGAGAACAGCAGGACGACCCGTTTATGGTTCTAAGGTAGGGCTAACAAATGACTACTTAATTCCAACTTCAGCTTCTGTAGAACAAAACCAAATACCTTTAAATAACGAAGGTTTACCATTTAATGACGTAGACGGATTATTTACTTCTGGAGTTTTTGTAGCTCCATTTAACGGGAGTTTTACATTTAAGTACAACCTCTATGTTACCTCTCTGGCTACACCTGATACTGGTGCTTTTAGCGTAACAGTTTGGGCTTATAAAAATAATACTACAACTAACACTTTTGAATACTACCACGAACATAACGATTGTGTTTACGGAACAAATTCAACGCTTATAGGAACGGGCATAACTATAACCTGCAATATAGGTGATACGGTAACTTGGTATGTTGGGGCAACCAATGTAAATAACGCGGTAACAATTAAAGAAACGGTAGGAGTAAATGTCAGCTTTGTGGAGTTAGAGTCATACACCTCTACTGGGTTATTTGTAGATGTCTCAGCAAATTTTCCAGATGTAAAAGTAGGGGAGTGGTTAGCTGAAATTTTTAACAGATTTAATCTAGTAGTATACACTACCCCCGAAGCTCCCACAGTTTTATACATTGATACATACAACAATCTTCTCGACGCAGGAACAGAGCAGAAAGACTGGTCAGAAAAGGTAGACCTTGATAGTATCACGATAGAGCCAACTTTAAAATATCAAAAGAAAATACTAAGATTTGAAGACGCAGAGGGAGGTGACTGGAGAAACGCATGGTGGCAAAAACATTATGGTTTTGTTAAAGGACGGTGGATAGAAGAGAACGTAAACTCATTTGCTACAGGGGAGCAGAGAATAGGTGGTATGTTCCAACCCCTAAGATTAGCGCATATACCTTCTACCTTTCAGAACGGAACTACAGTAATACCTAACGTACTTGTTCCTAGACTTTATGAGTTAGGATGGAATATTACCTCAATAAAGGAGGTGGTAAAAGCTAAACCTATTTTAGCCTTTTATCATGGGGAGCAAAACATTGAAAATGGTGGTGGATTTAGAATTGGAGCAGACTTAGCAGGGTACGAAGACGTAACTACTTACCCTTTCTTTTCTCAGTATAACACAACCCCTGTGACCTCTTCTAGTGTGGCGTTAAATTGGGGTTACGACTACCCAGATAATATAGACCATCCACTAATTAACGCAGGAACTACAGCAGGCATAACTAACCTATACGCAGTAAGAAAATACTGGGCTAGAAGATTACATGAAGAGTATTCTAGTGAGTCTCGTATAATGACTTGTAAAGCCTATTTAACTCCTCAAGATATTAACCAGCTACAATGGCAGGACGAAATATTTATAAACGAAACCTTTTGGAGAGTAGTAAAGGTATCGAACTTTGCTACAGGAGGTAACGACCCCTGCACTCTGGAGTTAGTTAAATTGATAAACTCCAGCAACTATAATTCTACGCCTTTATGCGACTTGGCTCCTACTAGTTTTAACACCGACGGAACGGTAAACTTTACCGAGCTAGATACAGGAGCTTCAGCAAGCCCTACACAGGATTGTTGTACTGCGTATGGTTATACTTGGGACAATACAAATAGCGTATGTTTTTGGAGAGCTAACGGAGGAGGTTCTCCAAACCCTAATGGGGGTGGAAGCAACCCAGCTCAAGACGCAACGAAAAATTTAGGTACAAGTAATACAGGTGGAAAAGTAATAGGAGACATAGCAAGTTCTGAAGGGAAGTCTCTTAACGCAAATGGAATACTGGGAAGCACTCAGCAATTCCTAATGACTGCTACTACGACAGATGCAACAAACACCGCAGCACAAGGAATAGGGGGGGAGATAGAATTACCGTTTAACCCTAACTGCATATACCTTATTACAGCAGACATTATAAGCGTAGACACAGGTGGTTCTGCTGGAACTGTAGGGGACACAGCAACTCTTCGCTATCAAGCTACATTAGGAAATACCGCAGGAACTTCTAGGACTGTAGGAAGTGTCCTGCTAAACTCTGAGGCAGACGCAGGGGCAAATCGTTCTATTACTATAAATCAAAAGCAGGACGGAGCAGGAGAGATAGCTTACTGGCAAATGCTTTGTCGTGGAGAAACAAATAAAAATATTACATGGCTCTTAGAGATTAAGATGCTACAGCTTACTTTTCCTGACAGCACTAATAGAAACGACTTAGCTATATGGAATTTAGCCAAAGAACCTCTTATAACTTTGAACCTTACAGGAGAAGATTATTTAACTTGGAACCTATGAAGCATTGGATGAACGCAGTAGGCTACGGATTACCCTCAATGATTAGATTGGGGTCTTCGTATATATATAAGGGAAGCCCCTTACTTAAAACGTGGTATGGACGTTATGATTTAGAGACTTCAGTTTTAACTAAACTAAAACTACTAAAAGACAATGGTTAGACCAACAGATTTATTAATTAGGTTAAGAGGTGTAAACGAAACCGACACAGCTACGAGCGAAGCAGTAGAAAATATGGAGGCGGTAGAAAACGCCGCTAGGAGGACTTCTAGGGAGACTAAAAAAGATTGGGGTGGTGTAACTGACCTTTTCAGTAGCGTCCTTCCTAGAGGGCTGCAAAGGACTGTGAGGCAGTTCAAATCTACCAACAGGTCAGTAGGTAGGTTATCTAAAAGTTTTAAGGTTCTTAAAGCTGCGTGGGCTTCTATTGGTATTGGTCTTATAATTATAGCTTTAGAGCAAATAGTAGAAAATTGGGACAAGATAACAGAGGCTCTAGGGTACTATAATAAAGAAGCTGAAGCTACTAAAGTATTAAACCAAGAGATAGCTAACGACCAAGCTAAACTTTCAAGAGAGCTTATAATTTACGCGACACAGATAAGGAATATTGCGACTTCAGAAATAGAGAGGGCGGCAGCAGTCGAAGAACTTAACAAAGCTCTAGGAGGTGGGATAGATGTTGAGGCAGACAGGGAAACGCAAATGAAACAGGCAAATGCTTTGCTAGAAGCAAATAATGTTCTTATTGATGCGAGAAAAAAAGCTATCTACGCTGAAAATAAAGCACAAAAAGAAGGTGATATTTTAAGAGCTTCTAGGTATGAGGATTTAAACGTTTTAGAAAAGTTTGAAATTTCAGCCGTTGAGTTTAGAAAGCAAAGAGATAAAGAAATAAGGAAGTTAGATAATGAAGCTGCTAAGAGACTGGATATACAGATACAAGCGGAAGCGGTATTAAAAGGTCTTATAGAGGAAACAAATAGCACTATAAGAGATAGGAATAACGCACTTTCTGAACAAGAGTTAAGCGAAAGAGAGCTTGCTAAAATAGCAGCCGACATAGCTAGACAAGCCGAAGCAGACGCAAAATACTTAGCAGATTTAGAGAAGAGAATTAGCGAAGAGATTATGTTGGCTAAGATTGAGGACGAGCAGAAGCGAGCAGAAGCAGAGTTAGAGATACGTCATATAGAGATGTTGGATAAGGCTACATTGGCTGGCGCGACTTCAGAGCAGCTACTCTTAATAGAGGATAAGTATTTAATGGATTTAGCTGATTTAAAGGAGAGCTATAGAGAAGAAGATTTTGACGAGAAAAGCCCAGAGCAAGTAGCCCAAGAACAGCAAGCTCTCCAAGACGAGATATTCTTAGCTTTAATGAATGAAAAAGATAGGGAGGAGACTTTGCTTATGCAGAAGTATGATAGACGTATAGAGTTAGCAAATGGAAACCACGAACTAGAGCTAGAAGCTGAAAAGATTTTCTTAGCTGACATGGAGGCTTTGACAGAGGACTCAGAGAAAAAGAATCAGAGCATAAAAGAAGCAGGAATAAAGGCTACAGTAAGTGCAGCTAGAGGGTTGTTTAGTACAATGGGTAGAATGGCAGAGGATGGTTCTGAGCAAGCAAAAGCCCTAGCTATAACAGACGTTCTTTTATCTCAAGCCGTTTCCTTAGCTAATGGAATTAAAGTAGCTACGAAGTCAGCAGCTACTCCTTATGATATGGCAGCAGGAATTATAACCGCTATCTCTGCAGTAATGGGAGCGTTTGTAGGGGTTGATGCTATACTAAATGAAGCAGGTACTTCGTCAGGTGGAGGAGGTGGAGGAGTACCCAGCACTACGCCTTTAGTTCCTGAACAAGTGTCTAGGACAGAGACAACAGGTAAAGCGTTTGTAGTTCAGAGCGACTTAGAGGGGGCAGCCTTGCAAGCAAATCAGTTGTATAGTCAAACAGCATTAGGAGGTGGATAAACGACCTTATATAGAATAGTATAAAGACAATAAAAATGGTAAGAATAGGCAATAACGAATATAACGACTTCATAGAATACATAGATGAGTTCTATGGGTATGACGGGATTTATGCAGACCAACTCAATGGAGGCTTCAGTATAGACGAACTAGAGGCAGGTGTAGAGGAGTACTTAAACTCTATAACAGCCTCACAATGGGGTGGGGGAGATTCCATAGACAGGGAAAAAGTAAGGGAGATTTTGGACGATGGATATTCTTGGTTATAACATAAAACAACTTAAAGATGGCTAACAGAAAACTAGTAGAACTACTTATAGAAGAAGACCAAGACGCTTTTGGAGTCGAGGCTATTAGCCTTGTTAAGTTTCCTGCAATAGAAGAGAACTTTATCTTTTTCTCTAAGGACAAGAAGCAAAAGGCTTTAAGTCTAGCAGCTATAGACGAGGACAAGCGTACCTTAATAGGGGCGGCTCTTATTCCAGATAAGAACATACCACGTTACGATGAAATGAGTTACGAAGAGTACGATGTATTCTTTTCTCAAGATACCGTTAAACTAGCTTCTGAGTTATTCCTAAAATCTAACCGTACTAACGAGCATACATTTGAACACCAAGAAAAGGTGGACGGAGTAAGCGTAGTAGAGTCTTGGATAGTAGAAGACCCAGAAATGGATAAGTCTAAGCACTACGGTATGAGTATGCCTGTAGGTACTTGGATGGTTCGCGTTCACGTAGGAAACGATGAAATGTGGGAAGCTGTCAAGGAGGGTTCTATTCGTGGGTTTTCTATAGAGGGTTTTTTCGTTGATTCAGTACAGGAAATGTCTACTAAGGTTAAACGCTCTAATATGTCCGATATAGTTAAAAAGCTCTGGGGCTTCTTTAAGCGCAAGTTCTACGCAGAGGTAAACCTAGAGAACGGAAAAGTAATAGCTACCGATGGTGAGGCTCTTACAGCAGGTGCGAAGGTCTTTACTTTAGATGACGAAGGGCTACCTATAGAGATAGATAACGGAACGTATAAGACTGTAGCAGGAATTGAGCTAGAAGTATTTGAAGGTGTCCTTATAGAGTACGATGGAGAGGTTCAGGCTGTAGAAGATAAGATAGAAGAGGAGGTAGAAGTAGAAATGGAAAAAGTAGAATTAGACAAAATGAAAGTCAAGTACTACAAAGCCTTACTAAAAGGAAGATTTAAGAAGATGTTTGGGAGTTACGAAAACTTCAGCAACTTAGAAGAAGAGTATATTGAATTAGCTTCTTACCCTTGGGACGAGTGTATAGCTGACCAAATGAAACGCTACGGAAACAAAGAAACAGCAGAAAAGATTTGCGGTTCTATAAAAGCAAAATACGGAAATTAAAATGAGTTTAGATACAGATTGGAAAAGAGCAGACATAGAAGATTTCTTAGACAAGTGGGCGGCTGATTGGGAAACCAACTTTGAACAAGGGGGTTGGGTAGAGTATAGGGTGCAAACAACAATACCTGATGATTTTGAAAAAGAAGCAGAATATCTAGTCCGACAAATAGGTATAAAAATGGAAAAAATAGATTGGGATTATGACGAAGATAATTGGGGTATGCGAACATATTATGGATTAGTAGCTTTTAATATAGACTAAAGGAAATTAAAATGAGTGCAGAAAGAATAGTACAAGATTATCTAGGTACATGGGAGCTATACATAGTTATCATGGATATTGCTATGGACGAAATAGGGGCTTCAGGAGAGCTTTTAGACTTAATGTTCGAGGCTTCGGACACCCTAGCAGACGGAGACAAATACAAAGCGGCAGACCTGCTTTTTAAAGCACAAGAGTTAGCCTACAAAGAGTACGGCTACGGAATAGAGTTTGATTTACTAGACGCTTTGCAAGAAGCAATATTTTAAGATAATGAATAAAAATAAAAAAACAGAGCTAGGCTACAACGGCTGGGCGAATCGTGAGACATGGTTAATATCAGTATGGGAGTACATTGAATACTTTGTAGATACATATTACGATAATGAAGAAAAACCAGACGATGTAGACTCAAGAGACTTGCAGTCTATGTTTGAGGATATTATTGAAATGCCTCGAAGCGGTATTGAGTCAGACTTAATGGGTGGAGCATTGTCTCTTATAGATTGGTATGAGATAGAACGCCACGTTAAGGAGCAGCTAGAAGAAAAGATAATGGATAACTTCTAATAAAAAGAATATGAGAGATAAACAAGACTTAATTGACAAACTAGAAGACAACCTATCAATATATCTTGACGATGCTAGGCTATTGCCTCCAAACATTTCTTATGAGATATTTGAAATTATCGAAGACACTATAAATAGTCACTAATAAAAAGAATATGACAATAGTTATTAAAGGACTAACATACAATGAGGTGTACCAACTGGTAACTGACGCAGGGTATGACGAAGAAAAGGATGACATTTTCATTGATGACTTTGGGTTAGCTGACGCTCCTATCGACAACCGCCCTATGGTAGAAATAGGATTTGCTGGAGCTTCTTTCGATGTAGAGGACGGTTTAGTAGAATTATTTGAGGAGGTAGCGGATGACTACTCAGAGGACGAAGTAGAAATAATCTTTTTATAAATGAGTTTAATAAATAGAATATGGGACGTATGGACTAACTCAGCACAAGAGGAGTTAATCGTTATGCTAGAAGAGTTCGCATACGACTATGATTACGACACTAGATTCTTAGCAGTAGCAGGACAGATTGAAGACGCTATTTACGATGAAGACTACGAGAGGGTACGCTTACTTTTCCAGAAGTATGCCCCTGAAACACTCCGTACTATAGACGGACAATTATTTATGGAAATTATTGACGAAGCCGAATTTGGCTATTAAAAAAACAGGTGAATAAACACCTTTATATATATAAGTATGAGTAAGTATAAATTTGAAGAAGAAGTAGTAGAAGAGAAAGTCGAAGAAACTACAGTAGAGGAGTCAGCCCCAGACTCCCACGAAACATTTGTAAATATTTTAGTCGAAATGGGGCTTTCGGCAGAACAAGCTGAAGCTGTGCATCAAATGGCAATGGATTTAATTGATGCAAGCGAAGGCGAAATAAAAGAAGAAGTGAAAGAAGAAAAAATTGAAGAAAAAATTGAAGCTTCTCGTCAGCGTAGAGGACGTAGAGGAGGTTCAAGGACTCGTAGAGGTCTTAGTAAAGAGGGTCGTGAGGCTCGTATGTTAAGCCGTTTACGCCGTCAGAACATTGAGTTGCGCAAGCAGCTTCGTGAGTTTGGTCAGTCGCCTGCAACCAAGCCACTCAGAAACGCTCCTTATGGAGAGGTAACTGAGGAAAGCAATACTACAATGGGTAAAGCTACAAGTCAGGCATTTAATATGATTAATAAAAATTTAAGTAAATAATGAGCTATTCACGTTCACTAACTAAAAAGCGCAGAGAGTTCGCTAACCCTGCTGTATCACCTGCTACAACTTACGCAGGAGTACACGCAGCTCCGTTTGTAGCTCCTGCTCTCAAGCTCGCCAATACCTTAACACAAGGTTTTGTGCGTCAAATCGACGGTATTCAAAACAAAGCCGTAATTTCAAGCCTTTCGTCTTCGGGCGTTATTCAGGCTGCTAACTGTGACTGGAATGACAACAACTCACTAACACTAGGAGAGAGAGTATTAACTCTTTCTGACTTAGCTGTTATGGAGGAGCTATGTCGTGGAACATTACTCCCTACATGGGCTGGAATGACAGGAGCAAGAGAGACTATGACCGCAGGTTCACCTGAGTTTGTAAACTTTACTATGGCTACTGTAGCTGGATATGCTGCACAAGGAGTTGAAAACGCTATATGGAAAGGACTAGACGTTACAGGTACGGATTCTGACGTTACTGGTTTTTTATCTAACGATGGAAGTTTAGATAACGCAGGTTACAGACTTTCTATCTTAGCCGCAGGAGGTACTGAAGCTTCACCTAATACTAACGAGAAAATTGTTACAGCAGGTGGATTTAATGCAGGAACAGCAGCAGACCCTAAGATTATAACTAATGCAGGAGCTTTTCACGAAGTATACAATAAAGCTTTAGCTTCTTGTCCTGCTATTCTAAACCGTCCAGATATTGCTTTCTACTGCTCTCCAAAGACAGCAGGAAACTATATGCAAGCATTATCTAATAGTGGTTCTTTTCAAGGTGTAAATTTACAAGCTACAAACCAAGCGTTTGATACATTGCAATACTTAGGTATTCCAATTCACGTATGTCAAGGTATGTTTGACGATGTACTAATTTTAACTTACGAGGAGAACTTAGTAGTAGGTTCAAATCTTGGTACGGACTATCAGACAGCTCAGTATATTGACGCTTGGCAGTTTGACGGTTCAGATAATGTTAAAATCGCAATGCGCTTCGGTCTAGGTATGCAGGTAGGTTTACCTTCAGATGTAGTAGTAGGTGCTTACGATGCAGTTATCGGAGACTAATTGTTTAACCTCTAAAATAGAATAAAATGGCTTGTGATTTAAATTCAGGAAGAACGGTAGGATGTAAAGATGGAGTAGGAGGTATTATCTCTGTCTTCATAGGCAACTACCAAGATATGATAAACAACTCTACTTTTGCTGATACAGAAGGAGTAGTAACTGCTATTGCAGCAGAAACTTTTTATCAGTTTGATGTACGTCCAGAAACGTCAAGCCTTACTATTAACCTTCAGGCAAATCCTACAAATGGAACTACGTTCTTTGAGCAAAACTTATCTTTGGTTTTCCAAAAATTAGACTCAACGGACATAAAAGACATTAGGATTCTTTGTCAGGGTCGCCCGAATATTTGGGTGCAAACTCAAGACGGAGCAATTATGCTTTTAGGAGCAGAATTTGGAATGAATGTTACAGGAGGCTCAGTACAATCAGGTACAGCAATGGGAGATTTAACTGGGTACAGTATCGAGTTACAGGGAAAAGAAAAGGAAGTTTACTATCAAGCTACAGCACCAACTGTAGGAGATGCAAACTACCCACTTGACAACGTAACGGGAGCTGTAGTAGCTTAATAAACCTGTTGATAATATAAATTGAAAGGGGTGGCTTAACGGCTGCCCCTTTTTATATTTAACAAAATGACTAGACCAAGATTATCGGGAAACCGTTTAAAGGCTTTTGAACACCTTACAAGCGACGAGAACCGCATACTGGTAGTAGGGGACTTGCATTGTCCGTTCGACCACCCTAGAGCCTTAAAACACGCTCAGGAGACGTATGCAAAGTTTAACTGTAATATGGTTATCTTCATAGGTGATGTTTTGGACTCAAGCGCAAATTCTTTCCATGAGTCAGACCCCGATGGTATGGGAGCAGGTGACGAATTACAACTAGCGAAAAAGCACGTAGCAAAATGGTATAAGGCTTTTCCAGAAGCTACGGTAATTATCGGAAACCATGACCGCATCGTAGCTCGTAAAGCATTTAGTGGTGGTATACCTAGAGAGTGGATTAAGCATTACAACGATGTTTTAAATACTCCAAACTGGGTTTGGACTGAAAGGCTAGTAATAGACGATATGCAGTTTGTACATGGGGAAGGGGGTACGGCTCGTACAAAAGCAAAAAACGACCTAATGAGTACAATTCAAGGTCATATACACACTCAAATGTATACAGAGTATTTTGTTGGCGCGAACTATAAAATTTTTGGCTGTCAAGTAGGATGCTTAATAGATAGGGACGCTTACGCTTTACAGTACGCAAAACATTTCCGTAAACAGGCTTTAGGGGTAGCGGTTATATTAGGAAACCACACATGCATAAATGTACCTATGGAGCTAGGTAAAAAAAGAACACATACACAAAAGGCTACAGTCTTGTAAACGAAACTGAATTATTTATATATAAAGGTATGATACAGTTAGATTCTACAGCAGCAAGAAAATTCGCGATACATTTAGAAGGCTATGAAGGTATAGGGGAGGGGGAACTGGTTAAAAATGGTGACTTCTCTGAGTTAGGTTCAGACCTTGTTCAGAATGGTGACTTTGCTCAAATAGGTTCTGAGCTTGTAACGAATGGAGATTTTAGTGCTACGGGTAGCAACCTTATCACAAATCCAAACTTTACGGATACGGGAAGTGAACAAGTTCCCGATGGTGCGCCTGTAATGAGTGGAAGTTGGCTTGGGTCTAACACTGTTTCAGGAGGACAACTAACTAAAACAGGTGTAGGTTTATCTTATAAAGACAACGTAGACCTTTCGGTTGCTAAGTCTTGGAAGGTTGTAGTAGATGTAGCTGAAAAAAATGGAAGCGGATTAACGTTTTATTTAGGGGGGTTACAGCCAACATTAAATGCGGGAGTAAACACTTTATACTTAGTTAATAGTACGTTAAATAATTATATCGGTGTTAATAATGGTGATGGGAGTATAATTAACAGCATATCCGTTAAAGAACTCGGAGAGGATTGGTCAGTTGGAACTGGTTGGAGTATTGGAGAAAATAAAGCAACAGTTGATGATGTAAGTACAGCTCTTTTGTCACAAAGTTCTTTAAGTGTTGTCACTGGGAAGTCGTATAAAATCAGCCTTGAGGTAAGTAATCTCGTAGCTGGTAGTGAATTGCAAATAGAATTTAGTGCGGGTAATATTGTTGGGAATGTAACGACTAATGGAGAGTTCACTTTTTATGATGTCTGGGGTGTATCGGCAATACTTTATTTATACGCATTAGGTACTTCTGATTTTTCAGTTTCAAACGTAACTCTTCAGGAAGTCGGACAAAATTGGACTATTGTTGGATCAGACGCTACTCACTACGTAGAGTTTCCAGGAGTAGGGGCGAGGTATGTTTCTGGCAGTACATCCCCTCAGTTGTGGTTAAGACAGGATGGAATTATAACGCCTGGGAAGTCTTATACTGTAACATGTAATGTAGCTTATGCTTCGGGAAGTGGTGCGGTCAAGGCTTATGTTGGAGGGGACGAGTCCTCAAGTTTAGCCGAAGGATTTAATACTGTGACTCTAACGGCTACCACAGGATCTAATTTTGCTATCACCAGAAATGCCTCCAACGTAGACTGCGTAATAACTAACGTCACCCTCACCCAAGTGGGCGGTGGGAACTTAGAGCGTTGGTGGAGGATGAATGGGTCGCAAGGTCCTACAGCTGCACCTCCAGCTCCAGCGGATTATATCACAGCCAATAAAGCGCCTAACGGAATAGTAAATATTATTACTCCTACCGGAAGCCCTCTTTTAGATCAAGATACACCATGAGTTTCCAGATAGACATAAACGATTTAATGTACGGCGAGATATCTCAGCTCCAACTTAAGGGGATAGA